CTTTTTTTGCTATACTTGGAACTTTGAAGCCTTTCATGTTATTCTTTTTACTAGTACTACTATTTGAATTGTTTGCTTTTTTCTTAGGTTTTGTTTTTGTCTTAACTTTTTCATAAGCTCTTCGGCCTGCTTTTCTCGTCTTTCTTACCATTCCTTTAGTAGTATTTTTAATAAATTTGTATTTACCAGATTTTAAAACCTGAACCTTTTGTTTTCGTGTGCCTCCACCTTTTTTCTTAATTGTTATTGTTTTAATGTTCAAGATAGAAACCTTCCTACACTTGTTGTATTATGTGCATAACCATGTTGACCGGCACTGCCATAACTTGACATATTGCTTGAACTCGTAGTTGTTCCTTGAGCTGGTGTCGCTGATGTTCCGGCACTAGCTGAGGGACTGTTTGGAACAGGATTGTTCATAGTAACATTTGATTCATCTCGTGATTGTTCTGTAACTAGAACTTTTGTTTCACTTCCTTCGTCAAAAAATAAAGTCTTTAATGAAAATAATGGATTTAATAATTGAGCTGAACCGGTTCCAATACCTGTTAAGAGAGACTCAGCTCCCTGTCCAATAGAACCGAGTGAGTCGCCAAGACCTGAACTAAAAGAGGTTATGACGTCTGCTGATTCTTGGGCCTGAGCTGGTTTTGTTAAAACGTTATAGAGAAAAGATATTCCTAAGCCTACTACTGCAATTGGTAAAATATTTTTTAATAGACTTCCTAATACCATTATTTTTCATTACTATACTAAAAGATAAACTTATTTATTTTTTATAGACGACTTTCTCACCGTTACAACTAGGGCAATCCATGAGATGAAACTTTTCAACACCACTAGCTCCAATATCATTCCACATTACAACACCTAAACTCGTATAAGGGAATTCTGTGTCCTGGCACGTCTTACAAGGTTGATTCCATTGCTGCTGTCTGGTTGGAATTTGATTTAGTGGGTTTTGTTTGGCCAACAAACTTTTCGATAATTGACTTAACCTGTTCTGGGTGTGATTCCACATACCCTCCTATGAAGTCCATTGCTTTTTTACTTTTCAGTAATGGCCTTATTGAAGCTGGGAGACTTGGCGCAATTTGGTCAACTATTTCGCTTATTGCGTCTAATGGCTCTTCAGTAGATTCTGCACTAACTCTTACTGATTGCTGCTTTTGATTCAATTTACCGTTAAGTCGTTTGTTAGATACCTCTAATTCGTGTATATATTCCTCGTATTTCTTCTTAATTTTAGCATTAATTTGATGGCCTGAGAGGTTTTTAGTAACTATTATTGCACAAACCCCCCCTATAGAGACGCCAATTACTGCAATTATGCTCATTAATTCTAACATTTTACCTGATATTACTATAATATACTATTATTTAGGCATTAAGACACCCACACACCTATATTTCCACTAGCTTATTTTTCATCTCTTTTTTTTTTCGGACTAAAAGAAAGTTTAAAAAATTTTCGCATACACTAAGGAGGACTACAAGTCCGACTTCAATTGTGAATTGTTTAAACGTGAAAAGTTTAAAAAATTTTCGCGTATGTGAAATTGACAAACGGAAAAAAAAAATTGACAAACAAAGACAAATAGAAATTAAAAGATTTATGGGTATGGTTGAACACATTTGGACGTGCAGTCGGTGCGAAAGCTCTCAATTCTGCATAATGTTCGGAGATTTGGGTTATTGTCATGCTTGTTTTTCCACTGTTAGCAATGACCCTGAAACGGCAGAAAACATTAAAAAATTAATGGTTCTGTATGGGATTAAGGAATGTGACGTCTCATGACTTCATTCAGAATAAAAGAACACCGTGTGAAAAAATGGGCCTGTGATAACTGTGGTAATTTTATAAAAAAAGTATTACCTACTCGATGCAAGAACTGTAAAAAACTAATAGAATGACAGTTCGAGGCCTTTTATTTCACAAACACGTTTATTTAATTTCACAAATAGTAAACGGTATTGCATACTGTACATACTGTCATAAAGCGTTTGGTAAAAAATAATTTACTTATTCGGATTATAGATTTTCAAAACTAGGATTCCTGTTATTGCAGTTAATCCTATTCCGAGAAAAGATAAAGTTGCGAAAAATTCTGTTTCCATTATTCCACCACCTTATGATGTATTTCCCAAGCTTGCAATTCTCCCTTTGCAGAACGCACAATATTAAGAAAGTCAAATTTTTCTTTTATGGTTTTTGTTTCTCCTGTTGGTTTACCATCTTCATCATGAATTATTATTTCAGATTCATTAATTATTGTTGTATCGTATTCATTACAAAACTTTGTTAAAGAATCATCACGTAATTTATTTGAAATTTTAATTTCGTAATTATCTACAATATCTGAATCTTTAATCATTAAATTTCAATTCCTGAATAAGCCATATTCGCAGTTGCTGCTCCAGCCATATGTAATCTTAATATTTGTGTGTTAGTTATAAATAATTTCATATTGTAAGTATTGACCATCCTTCTAGTTTCTACAGTTTTATCATTACCCCCTGCAGCTCCTACTTCAAATCGACTAATTACATTCCCCGTAGTTACATTCCTTGATGAAAACCCGGCATAAGAAGCTGCTAACGTATCTCCTCCGATAAAACTAATCATCACTTGTACCCCAACGGCTGGCTGTACGTCAACATTCCCTGGAGGCACAACAACCCCCATATTTGCAAAAACGTCCCCGGCTGCCATTATCCTAAAGCCACCATTAATGAAAATAAGGGAGCATTATTAATCAAGGTACCCGAGTCAAGTGACCCACCATTTCCTAACACGTTGGTATGAGTGTGAGAAGCTACACCTGTTGTTCCGGATTCACCTCCTCCATTAAATCCCATGATTTACAAAAACCCCAAGTTTAATGGTTTAGGTAATGCTGCCATTTGACCAGATATTATACATGGGCCGGCTGCTCCTGTAGTAACAGTTACACTAACTATATTCATGTCGCTGAAACTTCGAAATGATGAAGCTGTTAAATTAATCATTGGGTCAACATCGGAATTAATCCGATAGCTGGCTGCATTGGCTGCGTCGTGGTTATCAATCATTAAAGAAATCGCAATGGCTAGATATTCTGTAGGGAACGTAACTGTTTGTGTCGTTGCTGCTGGAACTGTGATAAAAATTGGAAATGATTCAACTTGAGTATCTTTAGGCCTTGTAATTACTTCAAAACCTTGTATGGTTGTAGGCAATTAAGTTACCTCAAAAGAGATTTGCGTATTTAACAATAAAGCTGTAAGTGCTAAATGCTCCGAGAGTCTGTCCGACATTAAATGAAAGTTGTTTTCCTCCTTGAGCGCCTCCCGTCGAAATTGGAATTGGCCCTGGCAAAGTACGGCCTGCTGATGCACTTGATGAGTTTGTGCTAAAAAATGCTGGGCCTGCTTCTAAGTTGTTAACTAGTAATCTAGTTTGATGGTCAATACCTGCAGCATTATCTGGAGAATTAGTAAAATCGATAATTGCGTTATCTTTGTTTAATTGTTGTACTGATAAACCTGTGACGGCGTCTGTAGCTAAAATATATTGATTTAATGCCGTTGGTAAAATTCTATTGTATAGTCTCATTATTGGAACAGCCATTTTATAATACCTCCACTCTAGGAACTACTACACTATTAGTGTTACTTGCAAGATTTCCTCCGAGCATATTCATAGCAAATGAACCTATGACACCCTCCAGGCCTCCTAATGCGAAAGCTCCAGCAGGAGCTGCTAATTTAGCCACAGAAGAATTGGGAGCTATTAATGAAACAATAGCTGAGGCAATTGCAGCGCCACCTATTCCAAGAGCTGCTTTTTTTGCTATACTTGGAACTTTGAAGCCTTTCATGTTATTCTTTTTACTAGTACTACTATTTGAATTGTTTGCTTTTTTCTTAGGTT